TTTTAGACCCGCGTTCAAGGTTGGTCCCTCGAGCTTTAAAACACTTGAACTTAGCGAGTTCAAGGATGCTGTCATGTCATACATGCCAAATTTGCCCGTGTTAACTAGTCAACAGGTGGTTGATACTTATCACGGTCCAAAGAAGCGCACGTACCAGGCAGCGTTGTACAGTTTGGAAGAGAGTGAACTGTCGGAGATTGACTCGCGTCTCTCCGCGTTTGTGAAGTTCGAGAAACAGGATGTTGCGAAGGCACCGAGGGTTATTTATCCTCGGCCGCCTCGATACAACCTCAGGTTAGGCAAGTACCTTAAACATGCAGAACACAAATTCTTCAAAGCCATCAATAAGGCGTATGGCGGTCACACAAAAGCGACCGTCATCAAAGGCATGAATGCCGACGAATCTGCAAAAGTCCTCCGAGCGAAGTGGGACCGTTTTGCCAAGCCAATTGCGATTGGTCTTGATGCAAGCAAATTCGACATGCACGTCAGTGTGGCTGCTCTGAAGTACGAACACTCGTTTTACAAGGCCTTGTTTCCCAGGAGCAAGGAACTTCGTAAGCTACTTAGGTGGCAGCTCCGCAGCAAAGGCACTGCGCGAGCTATAGACGGGATCGTGAAATTCCTATTAGAGGGTGGGCGGTGCTCTGGTGACCTTAACACGTCATTGGGTAACTGCATCATCATGTGTGCGTTAGTGCATGCATACGCAAAATTGCGAGGAGTGACGATAGAGCTGGCAAACAATGGAGATGATTGTGTTGTGTTCATGGAAGCAGGCGATGAGAAACAGTTCATGTGTGGACTGTCCGCCTGGTTTAAAGGTAAAGGATTTGCCATGACGGTTGAGCCTACAGTAGATGAATTCGAACAAGTCGAGTTCTGCCAAACGAAACCCGTTGAGTTGAGCTCCGGGTGGCGCATGGTACGTAAGTTGTCATCATGTTTGGAGAAGGATTTGATATGCCTTCTGAATATGCCGAATGACAAAGTCTACAAGAAGTGGCTTGCCGCCATTGGGATGTGTGGAGGAATGCTTAGCACGGGCGTTCCAGTGCTCCACATGTTCTATGAGATGTTTAGTCGCCATGGAAGTGCGTGCAGCGACGGCATGCTTAAAGAGGTTTTCAAGAACCGTTCACAGTTGCAACTCGCAAAGAATCTGGCCACCAGCACAGTAGATGCACG